TTGCGCCACCGAACGTGCCACCCAACACGCTGATGATCGTTTCCATGTCGGCACCCTCACGAATGAGGTTTGCCATTTCAGGGGTGAGTGATCGCAGGGCTTTGTAGTTACCTTCATACGCTTTGGCAAGGCTGTCGGCGACGGTGGTGGCGTCGATCCCGGTTGCGCGGCTGATGTCAAGCACGAGCGACATTTGCGACTGGGCTTCGTTGATGTCTTTTGTGCCACGCACAAGTGCAGCAAACGCGGGGCGCAGTACGTCGTCCGCGACGGCGGCCTGGCGTGACATTGCGCTAATCGCTTTCTCAACTTCGGCGATTTGTTCTTGCCCAGCACCTGTCGAGTTTTGAAGCTGTACGGCAAGTGCGGCTTGTGCGGCCTCATCTTCAGCGGCGGCTTTGGCGGCCATGCCCAGCCCGGCAGCGAGTGCGCCCGCAGCTGCGATCGCAGGCACAAACGCTTTTTCCATGCCATAGCCGACTTTTTCCGAGATCGTTTCAAGGCTGTTGAATTCCTTTTTGGCGCGCGCAATACCCTTGTCGTCAAACTCGCTGATGATGGGTATGCGAATGCTCATATGGTTGCAATTCTACGATTTATCTCAGTCGCGACTTGTTCAAGCGCTTTGGTCATTTCGTCTTGCACGTCGGTAATGTGCGCTTCGGCTGACGGCCACATGACGCGCGACGGGTTGCCAGCAAACGCGGTCAGCGCGTCGCCTAGGCGGTTTGAGTTGCCACGGCCCGCAATGTCATAGATCGCAGCGGCTGGGTCTTTTTGGATGATGGTTACTACGCCGTCTTTTTTGCGTCCCGCGTCCACTTTGACCTGTACGCCACGTCGAGCTTTACGCTGATCCCAAGGCAACAGCTGACGGCCGTTCTGCGTCCAGCGATACCGCATACCTGACAAGGCTTGCGCCGGGTAGCGGCTTTGTGCCTCAAGGATGATCGGGCTCGCGATCTGTTTGGCGTCCTTCGCGAATTGCTTTCGGGCTTCAGGGTCAATCTGCCTAAGGTCTTGCAACATTTGCTTGACGCCGATCACCTCAACGGTTGCCATTATCAACCCCGCTTTGCCTGTTGCTGTTGCAGCTCAAGCACATGGAACACGGTGGTCATGTCTCGAATGTCAAACTCCACTTGCGGCGGCCAATAGCCCGTCATAACTAAGACCTCAGCGAGGGAGCGTCGCCAGGTGCCGCGATGGTAGGGGTTTCGTCGGTGGTTTCTTCGATCGGCGTGATTTCCATGTCAGGGTGTTCTGCGACCCATTCACGCCACGTTGCAGGTACTTTGTCGCCGGCGAGCTTGCACAGGATGTACGCCCAACAGCACATGTCGACGAAACCGATGCCTTTGCCGTCTGCGGATCGGCGGTTTTCGGTTTTCTCCCACTCGACGATCGCAAGCATATTTGTGACCATTGTTCGTGGCTCGCGCCCGTCCTTGAGGTCGATTTTTAGTTTGACGCGCATTAGTTACCTTTCGTCGGGCAAGGCTCCGCCAGCGCGGGCTTGCTTGGTTTGTTTTCAGCGCCGCCCGATTGGGCTGGCGAGAACATGATTAGCTGGTGGCCTTTGTGAGTGTGCCACCCGTAAAGGTGAGGTCGATCGTTGACAGTTCGCCGAGCGATGCGTTGATCGGGGTGTGGCTTTCCAAATAGGCGCCGGTCAGCGTGTACTTCGGCGATGCGGCCGTTGGGGTGGTCAAACCTGCGGCCGTGGGCGACAATTCCAACGTGGTCGTCGTGCCGACGAGCGCGTAGATTGACGCTTCGGTTTCGTTGGATGCGTACGACTGGTACAGCGTGACGGTGATGCTGTTGTTGGCGAGGCCTGACGTGTAGGTGCGGGCCGTGGAGCCGAACGCGGTGTTTTCCAACGCTTCAACGGTGTAAGTGACGGTTGCGGCGGTGCATTGGTCGGACAGATCAACGTTGTTGATTTCGATTGCCGGGTTGGACAGGTAGACGCTGGTTGCCATGTTGGGTTACTCCTCGACTGGTTCTGCTTTGACTTTAGACGACTTTTTCGGTTTGTCGGTGGATATGAGGCCCGCCGACAACAGGGCGTCAATGTTGGTGCCTTCTACTGGTTCAAATTTGTCGCCTGGTGTACCAAGGCGCGGGCTGACAATGACGTACATGATCGCTCCTAGCTTGTCTGTGCTTGCATGGTGACGGTGAGATCGTAGGCAGGCAGGATTGAGCCGCCAATGTCAATTACGGTTGGTCGGCCCCCGGTGACAGCCACGTTTTTGGCTAACAGCATGGCGCAAATGTTGAGCAGCGAGCGTTGGGCGTCAAGGTTGGCGGGGCCCAACGTCAACACTTTGACGGGAAACGTCAATTTGACGATGTTGTAGTTCCAGCTTTCCCATGACGGTGCGTCAATAAACGCGCATGGCGGAACAATGTTGCGCGGATCGTTGACAACTTGTAGCCCTGTGATCGTTTGCAGGGTTGCAGTCAGGTCGTCAATGGCCTCATTGAACAGGTCGGTGTAGGCGGGTACGGGCATCAGGCCACCTGTGGGCGGTCAATCCCCAATAACTGCTTTACCATGCCCGACAAACCGACGACCGGGGCGGTTGCCATGCCGTCAAACGATGCGAACTGATCCATTGAGCCGCGTTGACGGTACAAAGCGCCCCCGTACATGATCGTCCCTAAGGTGACGTCGCTCGATGGGCTCGTTGTAGTTGAGTCAATGTAACCCGACTCAACTCTCCTTCGATACGCGAATTGGTTGGCAGCTGCGGCGCATTGCGTCAAAAACGCTGCGTCGCCTGCGGTCGCCGTGCCAATACCAAGCCAATCTTCAATGTTGGTTGCGGTAATCCAAGTGCAGACAGGCGTGTATGCGAGCGACCCGGTGGATGCGACACGATCAACGTTGCTAGCGGTCTTGGCGTACAACACCTGGTTTTGGATCGGTACCTGATAGTCGTACATCAGGTCGCCCTCGGTGTCAATACCCAGGTACAGGTATTGCGGTAGCGCGTAGACCGTGTATGAGCCGTTAAACGTTGCGTCGACGCCTGTGACGGTGATCGCGCCGCCTACAACTACCTCGGAAGGGGTGAGGAGCTGTAGGACGGCGTAATCGTCCAGTAGGTACTTGTGTGTGACCGTGTAGGTGGCCATTTTGTGGGCCTACCTTTCAGATCACGGGCTGACGGTGATGGACTTGACGAGGTCGCTGTCGGCGATGAACGTTGCGACGTACCCGTAGTACGAGAACGTGCGTCCGAGGGTGCTTGGCACTTCGACCGACATGAGGCCGCGTACCTGCTCGTAGAACTCAATTGCGGAGCCCTTGGCGACGACCATCGTGTTGGCCGCGAAATTGCGGTCTGCGACGAGGTTGAGGCCGAATGGGTTGAACGTGTTGAGCTGCGTGACGTTTGCGCTGCCCATTGCGTTGACGCCCATGAGACCTGCGGCGCCTGCGTATGGGAATACCGGGCGCTTGTCTGCGTCGAGCTGCTGACCGAGAAGCTTCCACACGCCAGGGGCCACGAAGATGTGATCAGGCAGGAAGTTGCTAGCGGTGAGAATGTCGACGGCTGCGTCGTAGATCGCGGCGCTGAGCGTTGACGGGTCGGTGGTGTTGTACGTCCAGGTCGATCCGGATGCTGATGCGCCCGAGGTGATCGCGTCTGCGGCGATGTTGTCGGATGCGAGCAGGTATTGGCCTGCGAGGTCGCGCAAGATGATTTCCATTGCGGCCGGGCTGGTGAAGTCGACGTCCTGCACCGACAGCGTGACCTGACCAGCGAGCGTGGTCTTGCTGATGACGTTGGATGCGATGACCGGGGTGGTGGCCGATGCGCCCGTCAATTCGGTTGACTGGGTTGCGACCGACGGGTGCGTTGTCCACGTTGGGCGAATGAACGTCTTTTGGTTGCCACCATCGGGCATGGCGCGGGCGCCGATTGCTGCGACGACTGGGCGGATGTAGTTCAGATCCTGGAACACCGGGCCGAGGACTGGGACTGGGAGCAAACCAGGCGTGTCGGTGGTGAGGGTGTCACCTGCGGCTGCCTGAAGTGCTGACTGGCGCGAGAGTGCGAAGTCGCGGGCGGCTGCTGCGACGTTGCGGAACGTTTCGCCACCGATGTGCATTGCGGCGAGGTATTCGCCTGCGGTTGGCAGGTCAAACTTGCGCTTGGGCTGTGCCGGGATTGGTGCGGTTGGGATCGCGGCCTCGACTGCGGCGGCCTCGACGACTGGTGCGTTTTCCATTGCTGGTGTCTCCTCTTGTGGGGTCTCTTGTTCAGTATTGCCGATTTGTTCGATTGGTTGGTGGATACTTGCGGCTACTTCGGTGATGGCGGCTGCGTCACCAAATGCTCCGACAGGGACGAGCGACAGCTCTACCCAGTCGGCGGCTTTGACGATCATGGTGCCGTCGTCGTCGTAGCTGAAGTCGGTGGGGGTGACGCCGATGGATACCTGGTCGATGACGCCTTCGGACAGCATGATCATCGCGTCCTGACCCTGACTTGATGCCGAAATCTTGGCGGTGAACAGCATCCCTTCGGGGCTGTCGACGCGCTCGGTGACGACACCGACGGGCATTGTGCTGTCGTGGTACATGAAAAGCCGCGGTGCCTTGCCTTCAACGGGTAGTGCGCCTGGCTTGATGATGACGTCTTGCCCGGATGCGACGGTTGCTTTGACGTTGTACGGTACGGCGACGCCGCTGATTTCGCGTCGGCCCGCACCCTTACCAGCGATGATGCTGATGTCGGTGGCGTGGAATTTGATCATCGGTTTGCGATCCTCTCTTGCGTGTTTTCTTCAATGTTGACTTCTGATGGTTCATCCATTTTGTCGGCTGCGTATTCTTCTTCAAGGTATTCGTCGGCGTCGAATTCAACGTATGTGCCGCGTGGTAGCACGTTGTCCATTGACAGGGTTGCGGCGATCGCTTCGGCGTACAGCTTGACACCGAAAATGTAGAGGTCGGCGCGGGCCTGCTGTGCTGACTGGTACGAGTACGACCCGGTGCTGACGCCGACCAAATATGGCGGCACGTTGCCAAGGCGGGCTGCCTCAAGCGCCGAGTAATTGGCGCTTTCAATCAACAGCATTTTGTCAGGCGTCATAGTGGTCGGCTCGTAGTTGAGGTACTGGTTGAGCGCCGCGGTCTGATTGGTGGCGCGAGCTGCGTTGAATTGTGCAGCAATGTCGGTCAATTCCTGTGCCGACAATGGTTCGCCGTCGGTCTGCTTGAGGATGCCTGCGGGGATTGAGCTGCTGGCGTTGCGGTTGCGGGCCGCCTCAATCTTGAGCGCTGTCTCGATAGCGCCTGGTGCAGAGTAGATCAGGCCTTGGGTTGGGCTGAGGAATTGCACAAGATTGGCAGGGTCAAGTTCGCCACCGTTGAAGTACACCTGTTTGGATGGCGCGAACCATACCGGGCCGACCTGATCAGGTGTCGTGATCGACCCAGTTGGCAAGCGAGTAAATGATGCTGGGTAGCCGTCGGCGGTGCGTGACGTGATGTACCAAAACGCGCGACCGTAGAAAAACAGGTCGTCGAATGTCCAGGCCATGATGTGCCCGTAAGGCACGGTCGGGTCGGGTCGACGTAGCCATGACCGCGGCGCCAAATACACCTTGGTCATTTCTTCTTCGAGTTCGTTCCAAATTTCGTTGTACATCTTGAGCGGCATACAGCTGATGACGGATGCCATGAGGTCGCGCGCACGGTTGATCGCTGGCACCGAGATCGCGCGATTGCGGGCTTCACCTTCTTGGTAGGTGTAGTACTGGCCGATCATGTTTGGGCCTTGCGCGTTTGACGTGTAGCCGACCGCGGCCTGCACTTCAGCGACGGGGGTGGTGCTGATTGCGGCGGTCTTTTTAGCGAACAGGGCCATGCGTCAAGTGTGCCACAAGCGTCAAGCGTTTATGTGTACCCGCCCGCCGACACGATCCCGACGAAAGGCCGGGGCGGGTACGTTGCGATGCTACACGCTGACGATCATTGGGCGGCCGCTTTGTGCTGGTCGAGCGACCATCCCGGCAGCCCACACCATGCACCTGGCTAACTCGA